CTGCATACGGTAGCACTGATATTACATCTTCCAGTCAAAATGGTTCACTTTATGCTGGTAATGTTCTTGAGGTAACTCAGTTCAACCACGGAATGCATCAAGACACAAATGTCTTAACTCTTGCTGACATTGAACCAAATAGTGCTCCTACAACTATCACTGCTGATCTTGCCATCAGTGCAACACAAGTATCTGTTGCTGATACAACCATCTTTGGAACTTATGAAGGTATTGGAACTAATAGAGGTTGGGCTAAGATCAACAATGAAATAGTTTACTACACAAGTATCACCCAAGGTTCAGCACCTGCCGGTACACTTGGAATTAGTACAAGAGGTGTAGATTCCATCACAAGAACTCACTCAAATGGAGACTCTATTTCTAAGTATGAGTTGAATGGTGTATCACTTACTAGAATCAACACAGACCTCACAATGTCTAACAACGCTCAGTTGAGGGCACTAAGAGATCATGATACTTATCACGTTGAAATTCACAGAGGTGATAGAGCATCTGGTGACTCACAACTTTCATTCACAGATGATAACCGCTTAGGTGGAGATGATGTTAAGGGTTCTAGAAACGTTCAGTTCACTTCAGTCAACCCACAATTTAATCTTCTTCAACCGGGACAAACACAAATTGTCGCTGAAATGCGTACAACATCTGGCACAAGTGCTGGTGGTAGTGAAGTTTCTTTCGTTGACCAAGGTTTCCAACCAGTTGCACTTAATGCTTCAAATGAGTTGAATGTTCCAAGTATGGTTGCTTCTCAAAGAAATGAGAACGAACATATGACTAATCTGCCTAAGAATAAGTCATTTACATTAGCACTTGATATGTCAAGTAATGATCCTAACTTATCACCAGTCATTGACCTTCATAATGCAGCCGTTATCTACGGCAGAAACAGACTCAATAATCCTATTGAGAACTATGCAAGTGATGGAAGAGTTAACTCAATAACAGAAGATCCACATTCTGCAACATACTCTACAAGAGAAGTTACACTTAAGCAACCAGCAACTTCACTTAAAGTTCTTATTGGTGGTTTAAGACCAGCATCATCAGACTTCAGAGTACTATATAAATTGATCAGACCAGACTCAAGTCAAGTCGATCAAGCATATCAGTTATTCCCTGGTTATAATAACTTGCGTGATACTGATGGTGATGGTTTTGGAGATGAGGTAATTGATGAGGCACTCAATAATGGTAGACCTGATGCTTTTGTTCCAGCAAGTGCTGAAAATGAGTTTAGAGACTATCAGTTCAGTGTTGATAATGTTCCCCAGTTCACTGGGTTCAAAATCAAAATTGTTATGAGTGGCACAAATGAGGCGAAAGCACCTAAGTTAAAAGACTTGAGAGTTATCGCACTGGCATGATGAAGAGAGTTGAAGGATCTAAGCACCTGTTTCGTGAAGACTCAGGTGCTATTGTCAATACTGATACAAACGGTTATCAAGATTATGTTAGACTTCGTAACGCTCGTAGACTTGAGAAACAAGAACTATCAGAGTTGAAGAGTGAATTGAGTGAAATTAAGTCCCTACTAATGGAGTTAACAAATGGACCCCAATCAAATCGAACTTGAGTCAATGTCTAAGTTGTTCGAATATGAACGACAGGCAAGAATAATTGACGAATGTGAAGATGTGCGGGAGTTAAAAAATATTTGTAAGTCATACGCTAAGTTATATTTTAAACAACAAGAAGTAGTAAAAGCAATAGCTTTGCCATCCTAAATAAGTTTATAAAGACTTCTTTTTCAAATGGCATCTGCATATGTAAGCAACCTAGTGATTAACGCTGGTGTTGACTTTGAGCAAGTTTTCACATTAGAAGATGGTGCTAATAACTCACCATTAGACGTGACCAATTTTGGTCTTAGTGCCCAAATGAGAAAACATGCCGGTGCCACTGGTGTGACTACATTTACAACTTCTTTTTATGATGCTCAAAATGGAAAGATTCAAATAGGTCTTTCTACATCACAAACTGCTGCTCTTAAACCAGGTAGATATGTTTATGATGTTGTTATTACTAACACGAGTAATAAAATGGAAAGAGTTGTTGAAGGTATGGTTCTAGTATCTCCTGGAGTAACACGATAATGTCAATTCGAGTCAAAACTAGTAGTGGTGCAAAAACTGTTAGGGTTGGTCAAAGAAATGCCGTTAAAGTAGTTGCATCACAAAAAGCAGCGACGACAGCACTTGGAAGTCTCCAAGAAATGTCAAATATACAAAATGTTGATGACTCTGCAAGAGCAGATAATACATTATTAATGTATCAGGCATCTACCAATACCTATATACATATTCCATGCTCGCAAGCACTTGATCTTGCGGACACAAGAGATGATGAAGCTATCGACTATGGAAGTTTTTAATCAAATAAATACATAAAAAGGTAGAAAGTCAAAATGGCAGCTCCCGTCTTACAGTTTAAGCGTGGTCAACATGCTAATGTTGGGGTAGCTTCTTTCAAAGCCGGTGAACCTGGTTTTACAACTGACAAATATGATTTTTACATTGGTTTGGATGGAACCCATACAAACCAAAAGTTCTTGGGTAGTTCTCGTTATTGGTTAAGAGAAGCAGCATCAACAGGAAGTGCCGTCAGAGTTGTCGAAGGCAGCGGTAACGGCGATAACTATATTGAACTTAAATCTCCAGCATCTCTTGCTGGTAACTTAACTTATACCCTCCCAGGAACTCAAGGTGCTGCAAATAGCATTATTGAAAATGATGGTTCTGGGAACTTAACTTTCACTAATACACCAACATTTACTGGTGCAACTGTAACTGGTGATCTTGCCGTTGGTGGCGGAACCACTATCACAGGTGACCTCTATGTTGGAGGAACTTCTGAGTTTATCGGTGTTGTTACCTTCCGTGGTGGCACTGTAAGACTTGGCGACGGTGATACTGACAACATTGTCGTTGGTGGTGAGTTTGCTTCTCATCTGGTTCCTGACCAAGATGGAACTTTCGACCTTGGTACTACTTCAAAAGAGTGGAGAAACCTGTTCCTTGATGGAACTGCTGAAGTAGATGGTATCAATAACTCTGGCGTTACAACTACTACAGCATTAAAGGGTTATTCCTACTTACAGGCACCACACTCTGCTAGCACACAAAACTATACCGTAACTGTCGCTGCTAAAACTGCAGCTCACAGATACAACGGTAGTGGAAGCAGCAATGGATATGTAATTGATGGTGTTGAGTCACCAACTCTTACTCTGACTCCTGGTAAAACTTATAGGTTTACCCTGAGTTCAAGTGACATGACAAGTCACCCATTCAGATTCTATCTGGATGCGGATAAGACATATGCTTATACAACGAACGTAACTACAGCAGCAACATATGCTGAAATTACAGTCACCGATACTACACCCGCTATCTTACATTATCAATGTAGTGCTCATGCTCTCATGGGTAATACGCTTGTATGTAATACAAATGCGGTGCACACTCCTCACAGTGCAACTTTTGAGGGAAGCGTCAACGCCAAGGGTGATGTAACTCTTGGTGATGCAGTAACAGACCTCATCTTTGTAAACGGTCAGTTTGATAGTGATCTCCTTCCTTCAACTGACGGAACTTATGATTTAGGTTCTTCAACTAAAGAATGGCAAGACCTGTTTATTGACGGAACTGCTAACATTGATTCACTGGCAGCAGACTCTGCCGCCATTGCTGACCTTACAGATAACCGTGTAGTTATTGCTGGAACTAATGGTGAACTTGAGGACAGTGCAAACCTCACGTTCGATGGAACTACATTAGCAGTTACTGGAAATGCAACTGTAGATAATGTAAGAATTGATGGTAATGAAATTGACACAACTTCTGGTGGTCTTACACTTGACTCTGCCAGCGGTACAACCACAGTTGATGATAACCTGACTGTCAACGGAACATTTACTGTTCTTGGAACACAGTCTATCATCAATACAGAAACACTGAAGGTTGAAGACTCTCTCATTGAGATTGGTCTTGTAAACAGTGGTGGTTCACTGGTCGCTCCAACTTCAGACGCCAATATTGACGTTGGTGTTATCCTTCATTACTACTCAGGTTCTGCTAAGAAAGCAGCAATGTATTGGGACGATTCTGTCTCAAGACTTGTATTTGCTGATGAAACTTCAGAGAACACAAGTGTGCTGACTGCTTCCTCTTATGCTGATGTTGAATTCAAAGGACTCTTCATCAATGATTGTGCTGGTCAGTCTCAAGTTATCTCCTGTACTGGAACTGAGAGATTCCTTGAGAACATAACCGTAGATGGTGGTTCGTTCTGATATTAACGACAACTTATAAATACAGGTGGGCGAGTCCCACCTTTTTTTGTATCTATTATGAACGAAACTGAAATTAAAAACTTGATTGCTGCATATCAAAAAAAGTCAGGAGAACTCTTAGCGCAGACTATCGCTCTCGATGCCAGAGTAATGACTTTATCCAACACCGTTTCAGAACTTGAGGAGGAGTTGGCGAAACTGAAGAAACCTAAGAGAACTACTAAAAATACTGAGGAATTCTAATGGCAAAACCGTCATCACGCCAAGGATTAATTGATTATTGTTTGCGAAGACTTGGAGCACCTGTATTAGAAATAAACGTAGACGATGACCAGATCGATGACCTGGTAGATGATGCACTACAGTATTTTTCAGAGCGTCATTATAATGGTGTTGAGAGAATGTATCTCAAGCACGAGTTCACTCAGGATGAGATAGATAGGGGACAAGCAAAAGGAACAACTGGAGTTGGTATTGTAACTACAAGTGCAACCTCTACAAACATTTCTGGTTACGGCACCACAACTTCAACGTATTACGAAAACTCTAACTTCATTCAAATACCAGATTCGGTTGTTGGTATTGAGAAAGTATTTAAGTTTGATACAAGCACCATCTCTGGTGGTATGTTCAGTATCAAATATCAGTTATTTTTAAATGACTTGTATAGGTTCAACTCGGTTGAACTGTTACAATATGCGATGACAAAGACATATCTTGAAGATATTGACTTCCTGCTGACCACAGATAAGCAAATAAGATTTAATCAACGTCAAGATAGAATGTATCTTGATATTGACTGGGGAACTGTTACTGCTGGTGACTTTATTGTTATTGACTGTCACAGAGCACTTGACCCTGAAACATTCACCCAAGTATATAATGATAGTTTCATGAAACTATATCTCACTGCTCTTATCAAGAGACAGTGGGGAGCAAACATGATGAAGTTTAGTGGAACCAGACTTCCAGGTGGTATTGAACTGAATGGAAGACAGTATTATGATGATGCTGAAAGAGAACTTGCGGACATCAAGTCAAGAATGTCTAATGAGTATGAACTTCCTCCTCTCGACTTTATTGGCTGATGGCACTTAATCCATTTTTTCTACAAGGTTCTCACGGAGAACAAAGATTAGTTCAAGAGTTGATAAATGAACAACTCAAGATATATGGTGTTGAAGTAACTTATATTCCTAGAAAGTTTGTAAGGAAAGAGACTATTCTTGAGGAAGTTACATCATCAAAGTTTGATGATAACTTTTTACTTGAAGCATATGTGAATACTTTTGATGGATATAGTGGTGCTGGAGATATAATGACAAAGTTCGGTGTAAGTCTCAGAGATGAGGTTACACTTACTATTTCACAAGAAAGATTTGAAGACTTCATTTCACCATTCTTGGATCAAGAAAGTGATGCTGAGATTGAAGTAACAATGAGACCTAGAGAAGGAGATCTCATTTACTTCCCACTTGGTTCAAGACTATTTGAAGTAAAGTTTGTTGAGCATGAGCAACCATTCTATCAGTTAGGTAAGACGTATGTCTACGAACTAAAATGTGAACTCTTCGAATACGAAGATGAAGTTATTGATACTAGTATTGAGGCAATTGATACTACAGTTGCTTCTCAAGGTCATATTATTGACCTCAACCTCTTGTCAGGTGGTGCTGTTGCCACTGCTACGGCAGTTATTGGAACAAACTATGTCAGAGAGATATTCCTGAATAATGATGGTTCTGGATACACAAGTACTCCGCTTGTAACATTCACATCACCACCTGCTGGTTTTACAACTGCAAAAGCTGTTGCTATAACCACCACTAGGAATAATATTACATCCATCAAAGAAATCCTTATCACAGATGCTGGTACTGGATATCAAACTGATCCTATCGTTTACATCTCTGGTGGCGGTGGTTCAGGTGCTGCTGCAACTGCTGGTATTACCACTGACAAGAAAGGTATTATTCGTGTTGCTATTGGTGGAACTGGTGGTGTTGGTTACACGACTGCACCAGATGTAACAGTAACACTTCCATCTCTCACACCAAACAAAGCAGCAGAACTCAGAGCGGTTGTTGGTGCTGGTGGAACTATCTCCGATATTCATATTGTCAATGCTGGTGCTGGTTTCTTCAGTCCACCAACCATTGGTGTCGGAACACCTGCAGCAGTTGGTTCTGGAAACTACTGGTTCAACGAAGAAGTTACTGGTTCCAGATCTGGCGCGACAGGCAGAGTTAAGAGATGGGATCTGGATACCTACACACTTCAGGTTGGTATCACAACTGGTATGTTTGCCCCAGGTGAAACTATCACAGGTGCCAAGTCTGGTGCTAACTATGATATTAAGGTTTCTGCAGCAAATACTACAACTGATAAATACAAACAAAATATAGATTTGGAAACTGAAGCAGACGCTATTCTCGATTTTTCAGAAACTAATCCTTTTGGTACTTACTAATGTTAGGAACTTATTACTATCATCAAATCATTAGGAAGACCATTATTGCATTTGGCACAGTATTTAATGACTTGAATATTGTTCACAAAGACAGCGATGGCGCTTCTATTAGTGAGATGAAAGTTCCTCTCGCATATGCACCAACACAAAAGTTTCTGGCAAGACTAGAACAGCAAGCGAATCTGAACAAAGCAACTCAGATTACGCTACCAAGAATGTCATTTGAAATGACAGATATTAGTTATGACTCCTCTAGAAAGGCTGGTGTTACCCAGACTTTCAGAGCGGTAGGTGATGACGGTAAGATGAAAAAAGTCTACATGCCCGTCCCCTACAACATTGGTTTTGAGTTGGCAATTTTCTGCAAGTTAAATGATGATGCCCTTCAAATCGTAGAACAAATCCTCCCATATTTCCAACCATCTTTCAATCTAACCGTCGATCTAGTTGATTCAATCGGAGAGAAAAAAGACATTCCTCTTGTACTGAATAGTGTTTCATTCCAAGATGATTATGAGGGTGACTTCTCCACCAGAAGAGCATTAATCTACAGACTTCAATTTACAGCAAAAACATATTTGTTTGGTCCTATTGCCGAGAACCCAGAAGGTCTCATTCGCAAGGTTCAAGTGGATATGTATGCAGATACAAATACTACTACCGCAAAAAGAGAAGTCAGATACACTGTTGTGCCTGACCCAATTACCGCTGAACCTGGTGATGACTTTGGTTTCAGTGAGACTATTGAATTCTTTGATGATGGTAAGGAGTATAGTCCAACTCAGCAAACTGACGTATAACTATGCCAGACTTTGATTCTATCGATGAAGCCCTCAATGTAGAAAGTAGCATTGTGGGCGTAGATAAACCTGCACCATTAAAAAGACCAGAAGAAAAAAACGATATCTCAAAAGATTATGAATATACAAGGGCAAACTTGTATTCATTAATTGAAAAAGGTCAAGAGGCAATCAATGGTATCATGGAACTCGCTGGAGAAAGTGCGAGTCCTAGAGCATATGAGGTTGCTGGACAACTTATAAAAAGTGTGGCAGATACCACTGATAAGTTAGCAGACCTTCAAAAGAAACTTAAAGATCTTGAAGAAGATAGCACTTCAAAAGGTCCAAACAGTGTTACCAACAATGCAGTATTTGTTGGTTCTACGTCTGAGTTGCAGAAACTACTGAAGCAAGGTTTTCTAAATAATAATAACTCAGACACTAATAATGAAAAAGTGTAAGCAGGGTTATTATTACTGCTATAA